CGTTGCTCGTTGATGCGTGGTTTCAACACATGAGTTGTTGTGATGATGAAATTGTCATGTGCCAGTCCAGATCCGTTCGATCTGATGTCTCCTTTGTCGTCATATAGCGAGATGAAAGCTACATGTTTCTCTTGCGTCGCTATTTGGTCGTATTTCGCTGTGTCGATGTTGACGTCTGGCTCAGTGATGTCGTTCTGAGCAAAGCCTCTCTTGGTGAAGGCCACTTCTCCTCTATAACGTTTATCGACTTGGTGTTCATTGGCATATTGGAGTCGTCTACTCTCTTTGCCTTGCTTCTTGCCATTGACTCCTCCACTGCTCTTTTGGCTTGTGAGCGAGTAGTCCGTTTCTGGTGTGAGCGCGATGCGTGTTTGGTCAATTTGTTCCTGCAATTCCTGAAGAACTTGTGTGGGTTCCCCAGTCCGGAGCATTCTATACGTGAAGTATATGAGTGCTGCTGCTAGCGTGATGCCACCGACGATCATGATGCTCTTCGAAACATCTGAGTGTATCCATGTTGCGTATTTCGCGTATGCTTCCTCTTTAACCTGTGTGAGTTGTGCATGTATGGGTTGTGTGATTGATCCCACTGCGTCTATGATGGTATCACCAATTTGCCGGTATCGTCGCTTGAATGTTTGCCATGTTGTTGCGTCTTCCTCAATTCGTGTGTGTTGTGCATGGACAGGTCCAAACACAATACGTCCTTGTTCTTCGACTTGAGGTTCGGGTTCTTCCAGTTCTTGAGGTTCAGGTTCGTCCAGTTCTTCATCTTCTATGCCAGGATCTACACCCATCCTGATCGGTTCGCCTTCAATGATGAATTTTGCAAATTTGTTGTCAAACAATTTCTTCTCTTCTGCGAAATGTTGGCGCGCGTCTTTGATAACATACTTGAAAAATTCATCTTCACTGAGTGTTTGCTGCTGTTGTCCTCTCGTAACGATGGTGAATTTTCGCACTTCTCTGTCCATGTGTACGATTGCTGATACATTGACGCGATTCACAAAAGCGTCTGTGCATTTGGCATTTGATGGTGCTGGTGAATTGATGTTCGATGTAAGAACAATGAACGGGCTTGTGAACATTCGTCCTTTCTCAGTGAGTGCTGCCATTGGTACGCGT